TTTAATTTCCTAAATTAAAACTCAGATTAGCATGGCGAGGATACTGCACCACTCGCTCACCCTCTGGGCATTTGTACTTAATCGTCGCCAGCAGAGTAGCTGCACCCGGCGCAATCTTCTCTTTTTGCACCATCGTTAACTGGTAGGTAAACGTATCAATCTGTGGCCCTGCTGGGCCGCTGAATTTGCTTGCTGTTGTCGTTGCCTCATGCACCATGCCTGCCGCATCCCTAATGCTTGGCGTAAAACTTTCAACAGAGCAGTCATCGCGCTTTTTAATTCGGGCAACGGTGACAATGATGGGCTGTCCAGCGGCTGCTGTGATCTTGAAATGCTCTGGCGCCCACTCCAATATAGCCCTGTCAAACCAGCCAAACTTGTCTGCCAAGGTGTAACCGCCGCCAATGGCTGCAATGCTGGCCGCGACTGCTCCAATGGCCTTGGTGAGGTCAATCATTTTTAACGATGCAACGTCAGGCTGGCATAAACAATGGCAGACATAGAAAAGATAAGCACTCCTGCGGTCTTAATAAGGATGCCCTCAAGCCGCTTTAGCCGTGCGTTGATCTGCTCATAGCGCTCAGCGCAAACCGCCTCATGGCTAGAAAATTGTGATTCAAGGTTCATTCTTTTTTAACTCCTGCGCCAATTTCTAGGGCTTTCCTCACTTCTGCTTCATTGGCCCGTCTTGCTCTCATTTCTTTTACGGTAGTGCCAAGCTGTAAGAATGGTACAGCCATATTCAAACCACCTTCAGCGGCAACGCCAATGCCTTGTTTAGCTTTTTCTGCCAACGCACCAACCAGTGTATTTGAGTTGTTGACGAATGCGCCTCTTGGCTGTGCTTGAGTGTATCTAGCTACATTGCCCAACGTCTTTAGTTGACTAGCAGCATCAGGCGTAAATATTTGCTCCATGTTTTTTACGTCATCAAGCTGCTTGAGCGCTTTGTTAAATCCTGCTTGCGTGAAGTTACCTGTTTCATCAACGATGCCAGCTTTGTCTTTCAACCAGTTAACAGTGCCTGCGGCCATATGCTGATGCGCTACAGAGTCTTTGCCAAGGTGGTTGACCATAGTGGCAATGTTCTTGTTTACGCCATTGACAACAAATTTCTGTAAGTATTTGTCAGCTGAAACAGCATCATCAACCGCGGCCTTGTAAGCAGGGTCTTTCTTGAGCATATCAAAGCGCTCTTTGGCTAAACTTCTTGCAGAGTCTGCCAGGGGCTTTAGCTTGGTAGCGGCTTGGCCTGTCAATGGCAGTTGTTCTAAAGCCTCGCGCACGATGCTGGATGCCATTGCAGCGTTACCGTCACCAGACCGTTCTGCCTTGCGAATCTCTGCCGCCAAGTTAGTCCGCATGGCTTCAAACTGCTCAAACGTCATTGGCTCACCAGATTTAAACCGTTCAAGCTGGGATTTGATTGATGACGGTAAGAATTCTGTCTTTAGCTTTTTACCAAGCATTACCTCTGCATTTGATGCCAGCTTTACCCCATCAATTGGGAATTGACCACCATTTGCATCTTCCAGCGCTTTGTAAGCTGTGCTGATTTTTTCATTTCGAGCGCCATCAATAGTTTTGTAAGCATCAATGATGCCTTGACTGTTTTCTATGATCTTTGTGCCATAGGCATCAGGCGCAGCAAGGCCACGGATTTCGTTGATGTTTTCAATTAATAAACCGTTTTGTTCATTAAATCGTTGTGCAAGTTCAGGGTCTTTTCCCCTACGGTTTTGTTCATTGGACAGCTGAACTATGTCGCCATTGGCTTGACCTTTGGTCAAACGGATTGGTACTGGCAAGCTGTCAGCTTCAATATGCCGCATAAACGTAGGCACATTTGTTTGCTCAAATGAGATACCTCTTATTGCATTTTGCAATTCTGGTGTAGCACCTAAAAGCGCTTGCTGGATAGTTGATACGGTTGGCAAAGCAGCAGCACCAACACTACCAGGGGCAACACCAGCGCCAGCAGGAGCCACGGGAGCAGCAGGAGCAGGCGCACCAGCCCTAGCAGCAGCTTGACGTTGTGCAAATGCCGCTTGAGTATCTGCGAGTTGGGTTGCCGACATTGGGCCTGGTACAGCTTCCGTCAAACCACTTGGTTCAATCTTAGCGCGTTCAGCAAGCACTGTTTTATCTGCAACCAATGGTTCAGTTATAGCGTAAACGCCTTCTCCCAATGCTCGTCTGACAGGTGCTGTAACCTTACCAGCAGCAGGAGCAACACCTAGCAAGCCTGTGCCAATCATGTTGGCTACATCGCTCTCCGGCATACCTGTTTTCTCAGAAATGAACTTGGCGCCTTTGCCAATGTTTGCGCCAATGAAATCCATGATTTCGCGGCTTAGTTCACCTTTGTAGGCTGGTGCTTCGGTAACGCCAAATGTCTTGCCAAATGGCTTGTCTAACGCTCCAACAACAGATTGTTCAGCAGCTGCCGCCTCTGCCGGTGATTGACCAATTATCCTTGCACCAGCGTAAGTAACAGGCCCAGCAATCCCCGGCAAGATGCCGCCAATGGTTGTGTCAGCCAATGATGCTGTTGCGGCTCCCAGGTTCTTTAAATGCCTGAGCGCAGCTTGTGCAATTGGGCCATTACTACCAGCAATGCCTGTGTCGCCCCTAGTGCCGGTAAAAGCGCTTGGTTTTGCTACAGGCTTTTGGACAACGGATCCCGGTTGATATGCTGGCACTGTTGTTTCAAACATCTCAGAGAAGTTGCCAACATCTTTAGCAGACTGTGAAGCAGCAGGGGCAGGCGCAGAAGCTACAGGAGCAGGCGCAGCAGGCGCAGCAGTAAACGTTGTGACTGGTTGTTTTAACTCTCTTTGAACTGAATTAATATCCCTTTGCGTTCGAGCAACAGCCTCTTGGTTATCTTGTGCAGTTGGAATTGGAGGCCCAGCTTGTAACACTTTTAACAGCCTAGACAGCTCACCTTCTTGGATACGCTTGGCTTCTGCGTCCCTATCAGCTTGTGTTGCTGCTGGAATAACATTAACCGCAGCAGCTGGAACAACGGTTAGCTTTGGTGGTGCAACTGGTTTTGCAACTAAAGCAGCCGCAGGCGTATCTTCAAACAGATCAGCAAGAGTAGCCATTATTTGATGACCCCCATTTGTTTAGCTTTGCGAATTTTGTTAATCATTGCTTTTTGCTCTGATTCACTCATTGATGCTTTTAGCTTGGCAACTTCTTCTCTGGTCATTTCTTGAAAAAGCCTGCTGTCTGCCACATTGTTGAACTCAGCTAACTTCTGGATGTAAGCATTGGGGTCACCTCTGTATTGACCTAAGAATTCTGCTTTTGCAGCCTTCATGTTCTCCATGCCAATAAGCTGACCAACAACGTCTTTGATGGCCTTTTCGTTCATCTTGGTGTTGGGGTTTGCCGCTTCTGCCAACATCCTGGCTGCATCAGTATTGCCACCAGCAAGCGACAACAGGTTTGAGTTTTTCCTCAACTCATCAGTGGCTGTCTTTTCTGCTTCATAAGCTGATATGCCGATAGCATTGGCAACGCCTGCAACAAGTTCTTTTCTTGCACCACCAACACCCGTAAACGCTTCGGGAGCCAGCTGCCTGATTTTCTGCAACGTCATGATGCGCTGTTGGGCAGTAGATGCGTCTTTAGAAGTGGTTGACCAATCATCACTTGCAATTGTTGCGTTTGCCGTTAACGTTTGAGCAACGCCAGGAGCCTGACCTGTAACCGCGGGTCTAACAACTGGTGGAGCCATAGCAGCAGGCGCAGCTGGTCTTGGTGCTGGTGACAGCATTGGCACAGGGCTAGGCACAGTACCCTCTTGTGGGCCTTTGACGTATGGCGTTCCAGGAGCAAGGCCAGTGCCATCACCTTCAACAGCAATCAACGGTTGAGTTGGTGGGAGTTGGGTTGTAATCGTAGTGCCTGGAAGTGCAGTACCTTTTGGAGCAGCACCAAACTCACCAGTGGCAACAACGGATTGAGCAGCACCACTGCTAACAGGTACGCCAGTGGGTTGTATGGCAGAAAGGCGGCTACCAGCATCTAATGTTGCTAACAGCTTGTCTTTCAAAAACTGACGCATGGCAGCTGGTGACTGTGCAAGATAGGGCTGAATTAAGGCGTTAGCTTGGTCTTCTGGTATGCCCATTTCTTTAGCCTGGGTCATTCCATAGTTTTTTATCAAACCATACAAGGCGTCTTTGTTAACCGCATCTGGATTTTGTTCAGCAGCAATGATCAATGGATTGTTAATGATGCCTGTCAACCTGTTGGCAACAGCAGTTACTTTTTTATTGGCAAAATCCAAATTAGCTGATGCTTGACCAGTCTCGGCAGTGCCTGCGGCAGCGGTAGCGCTACGCATCAATTCTGGATTTACTCGAGCAGCTTGGTCAACAATTTGTTGCTGTTGTTGCAGCTGCAAAGGATTCATCAGCCGCGCCTGTTCAACCTGCTGCTGAGAGGCTTGCAACTGCAAAGGATTGATCTGCTGGGCCTGCTTGTATGCTTGGGCAGCGCCTGCAACATTCATCATGTCAGACAGCGACATTCCTGGCACGGGTTTGCCAGTGTTGCCGATTGGGGTTATGTTGAAATCAGCCATTTTTTATCCAACCTGATATTGACTAAAACCTGAACCCAACGGCTGTGAAGATGATGGAACGTTCATAGCATTGGCGTTGTAGATTTGTGATGGCGAATAACTAGCCCCTTGGGGGCTTAACAGACTTGCCAAGGTAGCACCACTTCCAAGCCCCTGCAAGCCGCCTGCCGTAGCCTGTGCAGCACCAATGTTGCCAGCACCCAGCGCCGTAGCCCCACCAATGCCAAGCTGACCAATATTAGCCGCCGTGCCAACACCCACGTTTCCGATATTGGTTGTAGCGGTTTGCCCAATGCCAGCTAGGTTAGACAAGCGGTTGTAGATGTTTGTTTTTTGGCTTTGGCCTTGGTTAAATATGTTTTGCTGCTGAGACATATAGTTTTGCAAAGCATTTTGATAGGCATTGCTTGCGTAATCTTCAGCAAACTTAGTCCTAGCCAAATCAATGTTGCTGCCACCGCCACCAACGTTCATTGCTTGACCAGTAGCGCCTAGCCCTTGCTGTTTCATAAACTCGTAGTTTGGCGCTAGGTTTGTTTTTAAATCTGCTGCCGTAAACGGTTTGTAATCAGGTTGCTGTTCAGTAAAGTACGGAAGCATACTTTGCAGGCTGGTCAATGCACCGCCGCCAGCGGCACGGTAAGGCAGTTGTTGTGCGTTGAGGATGTCAAACATCTCCCTTTGCTGTCGGGCTGCGTCTTGCGTAGCACCATATTGCAGCTGTGCGCCTTCCCTAGCAGCTGATGCTTGTCCTTGAGAACCTAAAAAGCCCAATAATGCGCTACCGCCAATTGCTGCTGCTACCCAAGTCATGTCAACTCCTTCAGTTTTAACTTATTTGATGAATCAAACAACGCTGCTGTGTCTGGTTCAATCAATTCAGTTTCAATGTCATCTAAATCTGTTTTGTCAGTGCGGTGGATAGTAATACCAATTGCATCTGTCACTGCCAACGTCACCCGCTTTGTGCCTGGTTTGCTTTCCACCACATCACCAGCGTACAAGTGTTTCATGCCGCCTTCTGTCCAGGCAATTATTTCACCTTTGGCGCAAAGAAAGAAGTGTGGTTCTTTATGCACCTTGCCCACAATCAGCGTTCCCGCGGGTCGGTAAACTTTCCGGAGGTACATTCCTGGGCTAAACGAATGCTCTGTCACCAACTCAGCTTGCGGCATTGCCGCCATTTCGCTTTGCAGGCGTTCAATCTGCTCTTTGCTAACTTGTGTGACCAGGCTCATTGCACCAACCTAAGTCGCAGGAGTCTGCGCTGTAAGCAAACCGTTTGTAAAAGTCATGCTACCGTCTGCGCCAAGTGCAGTCAGTTTGGCAGTCACGATGGTGGCGCTAACCCCAGCAGTGGAAGTACCTGTCCCACCGTTGGCTATGGGCAGGATACCAGACACGTTGGTTGTCAGATTAGCAAAAGTGGTAGAAGTTGTACCCGTGCCGCCATTGGCTATCGGCAACGTCCCACTGACTTGAGTTGTCAGGCTTACGCCACTCAGCGTACCGCCAAGCGTCAGGTTGCCAGCAGTGGTGACCGTGCCTGTTAGCGTAATGCCGTTGACCGTGCCAGTGCCGCCAACGCTCGTCACCGTGCCAACAAACGCATCATTACTGGTGATGGTGAAGCTGGGGTATGTCCCGGTCACTACCGTTGTGCCTGCGCCAGTTAGCACCACCGTCAAGTCGGGCAGGCTGTTGGTCACCGTGATAGTGCCTAAACCATTGGTCACTGTGATGCCAGTACCAGCTGTCAAGGTGTTTAGCGAATAGCCTGTGCCATTACCAATCAACAATTTGCCGTTGGTTGGGATAGTGCCTAGACCCGTGCCGCCGCTGGTAACTGGCAATGCACTACTTAAATTTGCGCTGATAAAGGTTGGGTTCATCAAGAACATCAACCACTCTTGGCTGGGCCTGCCCGTTATTGGGTCTAAAAAGCTGCTAAACGGAATGTTGATGTTGCTGTTGGGGATAGAAGTTGCCATTAGTTATCCCCTGCGCTAGCTTTCAAATTGGCTGAAATAATTACGGCTTTTACAGGCGCTGAGATGCTAACCTCAAACACGCGATCACGGCCAAATCCTAAACGCCGCCAGATAGCACGGTTGCTGTACTGCCCCATTTTGCCAATAGATGTCCAATGCTCACTTGACCAGGTGCTGCCGCCATCAGATGACCAGCGCAGCATGGCCTGCGGGTCGTAGCCTGGTGTGGCTAGGAATGATTCGGTGACAATATCCGCGCCGTCAATGTCTGGGCCTGTGTAGGCAAAAGTCACCAAGTTCTCACCCGGCAGGCCCAAGGACGGTTCAGTAATGATCTCAAGGCCCGACTCGGTTGCCAGATATTCCCAATCAAACTCTGCAATCAGTTGGTAGCTTGGGCCAGCTGGTGGGACGTTAGCCAACTCGGTAATGATGCCATCAGCAGTTTGCTCTGGTGTGACGCCAAGCCCAACGCCTGGTTGGAATTGAATTTGTAGTTCATCAAAGTATTGACGTTGGAAATCTGCTACCAGGTGCGGCGCTCGACGTAGCCTGCGGATTGTTGCCCCGTCTTCTGTGTAAACAGCATTCTCAATGCTGTACAGCTTGCCGTTTTGAAAGTCACCAACAATGTACCGATTGCCAAAAAACGCACCGCAGTTTGACCGATGCCGACTGTAAACGCCATTTGCAAACGCTAGCCATTTGTGCCAGCTTTTAGTGGACAGGTCATAAACCCATGTCAAATTGATAGTCGGAAATGTAACAACGTACATCTCGTGGCCTTCAATCTGATAGGTATAGGCAATTGCATCACCAATGTATTGGTTGATCAGGCTCTGCTCAACTGCATGGGTAGATATTCGCACCCAGGTGTAGCCCTCCATCATCTCAATCGTGCCATTGCCCACCGTATCCCTAGCTACGCAAACAAAGCTATTGCCAAACCGCGCCAACGAAAACCTTGCAGCAATACCGCTTTGGCTGCTCGTGCCTTGAATTCGTTGAAACGGAAAAGTAGTGATGCCAGCAATCACGTTGCCAATGTCAGTCCAAACCTCTGTGGTGCGTTCACCCAGCAAGTAAACCTGCCTACGGTCAACAATGAAGGTCACCAACAGGTCACTGGAGCCATCAACCGTGCCGTACAGCGCCAAAGATGACGTAGCAAGGCCAAGGTCGCTGCAAGCAAAGTTTTGCGTTCCTGGCTCGTTGTAGAGGAAATAATTATCAACCTGATCTGTAACGTTTGCGCCCTGCCAAGGGCCATCAGTAGGCGGCAATACTGCAAAGGTATTTGTGGCTGCAATCCAGGTGTAGCGGTTACCGCCATCCACAATGTAGGCAGTCAACCCGTTGTTAGTTGTGATGTTGTCGCTGATGGACACTGGGCCAGTGGTGCTTAACAGCGTACCAATCAAGGTTGCCACCATGCTGGTGTTGACCGAGTAAACACTTGCGCCTGACACAGCAATTAAGATTGTCTCGCCTGACAGGGTATGCAGCCCACGCACTTCTGCCACTGCCAGCTGCGTTTGCAGGGTCAGTCCAGGGGTTGGGTACAGCGCTACAACGCCACGTTCACCAGCCTGCTTCTGAGGATCAATCTCCGCATAGAAATTGATGCATTCTTGAGCATCTTGATAGATAGAAGGGGCTTCGTATGAAGTCCCAACAAAACCAAAATCTGGCATATCAAGCTGCTACAGCTTTAATCACTGCAAAGTTGAAGACCGGAGTTTCAGTGGTAGTGCCGCCAGTTGTGCGAAATGTCAGGTTAAAACTTCCTGCGGCCACTGCTGTTACCATCAAGTCGTATAGATCAGTACCTGACTTTTGGTTCAAGATAATCACATCGGTAGCGGCCACGGTGCTGTTGGTCACGGTAAAAGTCGTTGCGGCTGTTGTTCCTGCCGCGCTAAATAAGGTAATTGCGCCTGTGGTTTTGTTCAGCGTCACGCCTGTGGTGCGGCTTGTTGCTTGGGTAACAGTACCGCCTGCGCCTGTTGCGTAGCCAACGCCTGCCGTGCCAGAGGATGTGACTGCACCAGTTGCTGCCAAACTTGTGCCGGTAGCTGCACCAATCACTGGCGTCACCATAACCATGCTGGTTGATGTGCAGGCCGAAATGACGCCACTGGCAACCGTCCCCAACGCAGGCGTCACCATTGTGGGGCTGGTGAACAACAAGGTCTTGCTGATGCTTTTGGTTGTGCCAGCTTGGACAAACGGAACAATGTCGGCAGCGTTGATAACGGTAGCAACGGGCAGAGCAGAAATGGCAACAGTAGTCATAATAATCCTTGTTTAACGGAAACCGCCATCCATGATAAAACCGGCATCTTTGGCTTTGCCAACCATCAGGGCATCAGGATAGCGAGAAACTTGGGGGGGACGCATATTGGTGCGTTTGATCGTGGCCTTGGCCTGGGCAGCAAATGCGTTGATCATGGCAATGGTTGTCGCATTGGTCTTGCCGTACATAGGCATTAACCGTTCAGCCAAGCACCACCGCAGCGCATTGTTGTAGCCCTGGGGCAGCTGGATGGAGTCAGCATAGCCGTTGAACTGCCGAAAGATGGTCTGAGTAAACAAGTGCAACTCGCCCTGGCTGGGGTTTGGATAGACAAACAATGTCCCCAGAACTTCGCTTGGCTGGTAGTAAACGGCCTTAGCCCACGGCCCACTTAGCTGCTTAATACCAATGCTCTGGTATTCCTCTGCACCAAGAATGGCCACAGGATAGTCAAGGTAACCGCCAGCAACAGAACTGCCGCCCTGCATGGTAGCAATCCGCACAAATGCGCTCTCAATGGTCAGGGGGCGCTCGTAATAAGCTGCTATCGTGCCGCTGGTCGTTGTTTGGTTGGTGCTGACAGTGTATGTGCCTGCCTCGTTAACATTGCCGCCTGCGCCCGTTGTAAAGCCCACAATGGTGGTTCCCGCGGTAATGCCAGTGCCTGACAGGGTTTGACCAATCGCTATAGCGCCTGATGTGATGGCAGTGACTGTCAACGTTGTGCCAGCAATAGATCCTGTGAACGATGCGCCTACCTGACCACCTGGGCCGATGGTGTACTGCACTTGGTTGGGCGTTGTTGGAAAAATGATCTCAGTCTTATAGAAGACCATCATGTTTTCGTTTGACCACTGAGCGCACATATCGTTCAGCATATCGAACGCATCTGCTGAATCTGCTGCCGCAGGGGTTTCCCCCGCAGCTAGAGCGCCAACGTCCTTCAGCGCCCGATTAATGATGTCTTGGGGGGTTGTCACAGCCCTTGCCCTTGCGTAACGTAGACCACCGCGGTGCTGCTTGCAGTGATGCCTGTAAAGAATGTTCCTTGAGGAAAACTCATTACTTCAACAGCGCCAGCTACTAATGGAATGCCGGTGGTTACAGATGCAGCTGTCACAGCAATTGCTGACGTTGTACCAGTTCCCAAAAACACGGTCACAGCACCAGTATTGACAAACCTAAAATTAGTGTTGACCACATTGGATGGGTTGGGCTGCACTGCCGTTGGCGCACTGGTTGCGCCGGTAAAGTTAACTGTTGCACCAATTGGTTGGAAGGCTTCTTGTGTCATTTTTGTCTTTCAAGGTTGTTCAGCGGCTCGTGCCTCAACTTCATACGGGTTCATTTTATAGCCATAGCGCAGCAGCCAATAGCCATACTTGATGGCGTACAGCACCTTGCCATCCCGCCGCATCTGCTCTAAGTGCGTCATTTCATGCCTGATCAAGGCGTTGTTCAACTCATAGCCTAGCGCCATGTAAATGACATTCCAAAAGCTAGTCCACCCTTGGAAGCCACAGGCTTTCATGTAGAGCAAGATTGGGCCAGAGGCAGTGCGAATCATGGTTGGGCAGCAGCAGCCTTGTAAGCAGTCACCACAGCAGCCGTATGCGTTGCTTTGCAGATAGCCTTTACTCGGGCATCCTCGGCGCTGTAGTCATCACCGGGGGCAACAACGTGGCGGTGGAACGTGCCGCTGATCTGCTTGCCATCTTCGAGGATAGTGGTCTTGGTGCGTACTTGTACGCAGCCATTTTCAACAACTTCAATCAGATCAACAGAAATAACTTTTTCGAGAGCCATGATTTTTCCTTGTTTCCAACCTGACCATCCAGTCAGGCATTAAGGTTTCCAGTTGTCCGAACTGGTACGGGTTAAACCAATATCTTGTACGTCATTGTAAAACTCACATAATTACTGCCAGCCCCTGTTGCCATATTTGCCGCAGTTTTTGACGTTGGCGCAGCCCCGCTGTTGACAACTTGAGGTATGACATACGTGGTATTTGAAATCATGCGTACTTGATTAGGATCGCCGCCAGAACCCCAATTTACAGAATAGCATCCAGCATCAGAATAATTTACTCCAGTACCATTTCCAGCAAAATCCATAGAAAATGGCAAATTGGTTATTTTCATATTTCCAGATGCAGTACCTATTGTTATCGCATCAGTTGATATTAAACAAGTTATTGTTACATGGTCGCCAACAACAACGTATTTGCCGCTTTGATTTCCGTATGTAAGAACCGAAAACGCCCCTGCTGTTGGCTCGTATTGAGGAGTCCAAACGCCTTCCTCATATCGATTAAGAAGTGATCCACCTTTTAATTGTGCGCCAAAATAACCGTATGCCGTATAACTTCCGCTTGAATTGTCATAGACAGAACCATTAGATGAGTCAATAGAAAATTCGTTTACTAATGTATTTGCGCTAGTATTATTTATGCTTACGCGCCTTGTACCTGTGTTTCCACCTTCCCAATAGTTGTTTTGAATACCTGTGTTAGATGCATCGCCAGCAACACTTATGTTGTTTGCCAAAGAACCAAAAATATTATTTGTTATCATCAAATTTGATGTATTTGATGTTTGAATATTCCCGCCTTTGTTGTTGTAGTCTGGGTTAATAGAGTTGAGTTGGTTTGCAATAAACGTACACGCAACCACTAAACCAATACCGTTAGCTACAGGTGACCGCCCTTGCAAATTTACATCTCTATAGTAATTTCCAGTCGTGCAGCCCGTCATTAACAATTCAAAAGTTGGCGTGTAATTAGCAGGCGTACCGTCATCTGCTGCGCCAGTTTTTAGCGAGTCAAGATACAAAAAAGAAGAAAAGTTGATATTTTTGCTGTTAACTTTTGCAAAATACCCGCTTTTAAATGTTGCTATGTTTGCGGTTAAATTTGTCGGCACTCCAGCCATTACATAGTCAAACGTATTTGCGGTAACATTTTGAATAGTAAAAATGCCGTTGTATACGTTGTCTCCTGGTACTTCTGGCGTAGAAACACCAACCATTCGGACAACATTACCATTAGACAAACCATGAGCAGTTTTAGTGACTGTTGCCGTTGTGCTTACAGCGGTAATTGAAGTAACATTTTGAGCAAGTTCTGCAAACGAATAATTCTGACCACCGCAGTTAATAATCTGGATATATCGGCCAGAAGCAGAAATCATGTTTACCGTAATTGCGTCACTGAATACACAAGTTGCATCAATATTCAAAAGCAAATTTTCAAACACACAACCTTGCAAACTGCGTGTTGTTAAATCAGAACCCGTAATACAATTTTTGTCGGCAGTAGCGTTAAATTTAAAGTTTAATCCTGCGCCAGAAAAATTACGCCATGCTTTATCCGCAAAAATACGCTGATTTGTGTTTACATAAATCGTGTCATTAACGGTATAGAGTTCTTCAAATAGAACACTTTTGCCCGTATCAATTGCGGCTTGAATTGCCGCGCGATTTGTTGCTCCATTGGTATCGGATGTGGTCGCACCATAGTCTTTGACATTGACAACTTGCGTGTCAATCATTGAATAGGTTACTTTAGTCAAAGACATTTTTAATCCTTACACAAGGTATGTAGTAGTAATATACAAATATTTTGACGCACCAGCGGTAATGTTAGGAAATGACCAAGCACCATTATCGGCAGCAGAAACAAATTCAATGCTTGTCCCGCCGCCACCAAAAAAGCTATTTAAAGTTTTATTTGGGATACTTAACCCAAAGCTGGTGACAGAGCCAATTTGGTTAAGCCCTGATTTTGCGGTATATGGCAATCCATTTACCAGCAATTGACCAACAGCACCCGTAGTATCAACATTTACAAAAATAATACTGACAGTAACAGAATTTCCAATTTTTGTGTAGCTGCCTGTTGCAGTAATTGGCGTTGTCGGCGGTGTTGTGCCGCCCGTCATTGTTCCTGTCCAAGTACCTTCCTCGTAATCAGCCAGCAACTCGCTGGTCATTCCAGCAGGATGTGATGTAGCCGAAAAGTCAATGCCTTTGCCAGATGTACCAATGATAAGGTTGCCGGTGGACAAGGTAACGTCACCAACAAACGTGATTGGCGTTTTAATTTGGCTGGCGCTGATGATTGAATTTGCTACTTTTAACATGGCGATTCCTAGTTGTAAACAACTTCAATAATGGATGTGTCTGGCGGTGCTTCGCTAAAAGTTACCGTGCCGCTGGTGACCGTATATGTGTTGCGGTTTTGGTAAACGCCGTTGATGTAAATAGCGGTGAAGCCGTTTACCACTGAGAAAGCAGTAGTTGTCCCGTCACCCGTAGCATTAGAGGCAAAGGTGCTGCCATTAATGTTGTCTACTGTCCAGATCAACACGCTAACGCTGGTGTAAAGAGCAAACTTATAGATATCCCCACTGAGCCACACATTAGCCTCGCCGCGGCTGTCCAGGACGATGGGGTTAGTGTTGGCAATTAGGCCAGTGGAATCGGTGTAGGACGCTAAAGGCGTGGTTGTGCCAGCAGCGTAGGTGTACAGCAGCCCACCCGACAACGGTGCGCCGTTCAAATCAAAGAATTGCAGCTTGGGCGTGGGGGATAGGAATGTTGTAGCCATGATTTTTGAGTGAAAAAGGGAACCGCCCTTGCGAACAGTCCCCTTTTATTTTACTGAAAACCGACAGTTTAGAACGCTGTGAAATCAGTACCGTATACAAAAACGTCAATCGTGCCGCCAGAAACAGCAGTTCCAACCCGGACGTAAAACACCTGGGCTGAAAGGTTAGCCGTTCCAGTAGCCGCTACCACCGTGGATTTGGTGACGTAAGCTGAACTGGTATTGCTGGTCAACGATGCGTTAGTCACGATTTCAGTACCCGCACCAGCTGGTTGCGTCCAGATTGCCAAAGCACCACCAGACACATCTTTGTTGGCATTAGTAATAATGACATTGGTGATGTTGTAGCTAGTGGTGTTGATGACCGGCAGGGTAATTGCTGCATCGCCTGTGGCATTGATAGAAACGCCCGTTGCGTAAGCAATCAAGCGGATGGCCTGGTTACTCGACAGAGTTTGCGGATGGACGGTAGTGGTTGTTGCTGCGCCTGGATTTGCCATGATAATTACTCCTTAGTAGTGAGTGTTAAGCTGCAACTCGGCAAGCGAGTTCTGGGTACAAAGGCGCCCAGCCGTACAGCACATCGACGCGAGTCGGGATCGAATCGTTGTTGATAGTGTACTGCCGCACAACCCGCATTGACAGACCCAGTTCCTTGTCGGCTGCACGGCCAGCAAAGTGAACGCCATCAGGCAGTTCTAGGTCAGCGCAAGCCATCGTAAAGGCATTTTTGTGCATCACAATGTTCTGTGGAGAAACAACGCCGGTGTTGTTGAACGGGGTCACAACTGCGGTAGCGCTAGTGCTGTTGACCACCACATTCTGGAATTGACCAGCAGTAATCACAGCAGGGCTGACGATCACAGAAGTCGTGCCAGAGGTTGCAACCGTCACATCAGCTTGGACAACAAAACTACGCAGACGGTTGGAGCCGTAAGCTGCGCGATTTTGTGGGTTGGCTGCAAAGATGTTTGCAATGGTGATGGTGTCGCCTTGCTTGAGGCCAGCCGTAGCAGTGGTAGCAGTCAGAGCAATGGTGGACGTTGATGCCCAGCCGCTGGTCAGAAAGCCGGTTGCCGTGGTAGTAGCGCAAGCCAGGGTAGCAGTAGCGTAGGAGCCAAAAGTTTGGCTAACAACGTTCTGATCCATCTTCCACATCATGCCTGCCGAGTCCTTGCCCATCATGCCGCGCTCGTATTGTTTGGCAATGGTGTTGGATGGCACAAACAGACCTTTGAGCGAGTCCACAATCGTTGCGCCGGTAAACGGTTCAACAATGCAAGCCCTGCGGCCATCACGGGGTGCGCCCTCGGAGTCCAGGTATGCGCCTGCCGTGAGGTAGGTCAGCAAGCTGGTGGGGACAGTACCGGCAGTACCGACAATGTTGGCAGTGGCGTTTTTAGCCATCACCAGACCATCACGGTCAATCTTGTTGGCAATAGCAGCAACCGCGGGTTTTAGCACGCGATCACTGAAGCGGTCAAGAGACAGCGCTAAATCCTGCGTGGTGAACTGGGTATCAACGTGGAACTGCGTAGACAAGGTAACGGGAACAGAAGTCTCGTTAAAGTCTTCCACATTCAACGCTGGGCCACTGGTGCCGACAAAGCGTCCAGGCCGGCGAACATTCAGTGTTGCGCCAATCTTTGCGCCGGTTACAGCGAATTGATCGTCATAGTTACGTTCGACTTGGCTCGTGAAAGTCAACTCGTTTTCCAAGACCATCAACGCTTCGTTGGTGATCATGCTGATGGTAAGCAAATTATTTGCCATGATAAATCCTAAAAAAATGGTTATCGAATTTGCCCATTAAGTCTACCTGCTTTCCAGGCTTGGTAGCTGCCATGAAACTGCCCATCAGCAGTCAATGCAACATCACGCCCGTTAGCGGCTGACCGAATAGGGGTAATCGGTGCGCTTGCTCTACTTCTCTGGACAACAGGCTTTGAGTCTTGTTTCTCAAACATAGCCTCTAACTTCCCAATTTGTCGCAACTGTGCGGCTGGCGTCATCCCTTGCAGCTTTTCAACGAATTCGGGATTATCAGCAAGGTGATACAGCAGCTGCGGCCCAACATCTGACTCGAATATGGCATCACGCACTTCATTGACTACTGTCATGTCTGCGCTTTTCACCACTCGCTCAAAATCTGGCATTGCTGCTTTGGCCTGGTTAACCCGTTCTGACCAAGTATTTAATACCTGCTCTTTCTCGGCTTGCACCTTGGCCTGTACTGCCTTCTGTCGTTCTTCCCCTAGTCGCTGGTCAACCTTGTAGTCTGTCAATGCCTTGGCATATTCAAACATATCGGTAAACTGGCTTGGGTCTGGTTCGGCTTCGCCCTTTGGCGCTTGTTTCCGTTCCATTTCCGCTAACCGTTGTTCAAGACTTACCCTAGCTTCGCGCTCCCGCATTGCTTCTTGCTTTGCTTCATCACGCGCTTTGGTTACCGCCTCAAACCGTCGCTCAATCTTAGGTCGCCTTTTTTCCTCTGTTGTTTGCTGCTCGTCACTGGCTGGTTCACTCTGACTATCATCGTCCAGCGGCTCTATTGTTTCAATAGCCTCGCGTGGCGGTTTGTCAGCTAAACCTAGCTTTTCAGCTTGGAATTCAGCTAAATTTTCGCTAGTGACCACACTGGCCTCTAGTCTTTTCTGTACTGCACTTACTTCTTCAGACATGGATTACTCCAAGGATTTGCCCCGTAAGAACCCACGGGTCGGGTTGGGGCATTATTACCCAAAAACAAAAGGTTATGCAACTATTGCATGGGTTGGATCAGCGGATTTGCTCCTTCGCTTATGTCTTGGATGCCAAATTGAGCGTATGCGGCTTGCTCTTGGTTCATCTTTTCAATCTCCATTAGCAGCTGGTCAGGCGGCATTCTGGCAATTAACATTTTGACCAGTGCCTCAATCTCAGTCCTGTTTTGCGTGGTAACCCGACGAATATTCTCATTGTTGACGCGAGCCTCTGCGATTGTTTCGGTGTTATGCGCCCGTGCAGTCACATCCATCAGCTTGCGCTTGGTTTCGCCTTCATCTTTCAGCTGCGCCACTTGCATACGGTTATTAATCTCCAGCTGGGCGGCTTGGAGTTGTTGCTGCATTTGTTCCAGTTGTTGCTGCTGCTGGGCAAGCTGCATCTGAACCTGGGGCGGTATGTCTGACTTCTCGTCAATCTGCGCCATTGGGTTTCTAGCGGCCAGCCGGTCAGCAATAACGTCAGCACCAGGGAAGTCCATGTTCCTGAACACCAGATCGCCAGCTAGGTCAAACAGTTCTTTGTTGCCAGTCAGTAGGGGCATCATGGCTTCCACGGCCTGCTGGCGCTTGGATTGGAAGCCTGGCCCAGTGTCCATCACAACGTCATACTCGCCCACGGTCACATCGTTCAGCACTTCGCCCACCGCGGTTTGTTCGTTGATGGTGGTCATGTCAGGTTGTCCATCGCTGCCAATAATTCGCATCACCCGCTGAGTGTCGTAAATCTTGGGGATCAGATCCAGCAGAATCTTGCCCGTATGCTTGATGCTGCGGGTCAAGTTGTCGTAGAAATGGAAGTTGCTCAGATCCGTCTGGTTCTGCTGGCCTTGAAGCGCTTTGCCGCTGATGTTGCCGCTTGGTAGTTGGTTGGGGTCTAGGATACCCAGCACCATCTGTAAATCAGTGTTGATTGCATTTGCAGCGTCCATGATGCCAGCAGGCGGTGATTCGGGCTGTAGGCGCACTGGAACAGGGGCAGGCTGTCCTTCTATGTCTTTCTGCTTGTAACGCAGCACAGGGCTGCTTTTGATGTTTGCCAATGCCCATTCGTTCTCGTGGCCTTCGTCCTGGCCTTCAGCAAGCAGCCATTTGGCTTTAGGCGCCAGGGCAATGCTCTCGGTCATGCTGGTGCGCCAGAAGTTGTACATCCGCTGGGGGTCTTTGGCAAACCGTACCAGGCCATACTTCTTGCGCTTGTCATCAACAATCACTTGAGCGCCGTACACCGGAACAATGGGAATGTACTTACCGTCCCAAGTCTTTTCTTCTAAGATCTCCAGTGCAGTCATCTTGCACCATTTCACTGCCCTGCGGAAACTCTCGCGGGTATCTACTACCGTCAATCCAGCTGCGGCCACTCGCTCAAGGAATCGGTCAGAGTCAGCAAACCCGCTGGAACCATCACTTAGCAGGTACAGCTTGGCCTTTTCGCGGGTAACGTAAAAGAATTCAGCAATGCGGATGTCTTCCTTAGTCACCCAGCTGGCTGAGTTGTCACCCGTGCTGCGGTGCGTGAAGTTAGCCCCATCGTCAGCATCTGGGTACATTTCCTTGAAAACCGTCTTGCTTAACAGTGTGGTGACAAGGCAACGCTCCGCATCTGAACCGTCTGGTCTTACGCTATTAGGGTCAAAGTAAACCGTGAACGGGTTATCAATGGCGTCAATGTAAATTTCTTGGTCGAACGAATCTTCGCTGACATACTTAGTATTGATGCGCCAGTAACCCCAACCCATTCGGACAGCGTAGTCAAAAGCGGTGTCGTAGGCAGTGTCAGCGTTGCTGTTGACCTCAATGTGACGAGTAATGCCTTCCAGCACTTGGGCAATCTTGTAATCAGCCAAGTTGTTGACAGGATGCACCTTGATGCGGGGACGCTGCTGGCGTTGCTGGTTGGTCACCTGGCGCACATAAGCATCAATTTTGTTGATGGTCAGGCATGGCCTAGCCTCAAGGTTCCTGCTGTTCTGAATCTCTACAGGCCACTGGTCACCCGCGGCAAACCGTATGTCTTGCAGGGCTTCGCTGCGGTTGGTGCTGTCGCTGTCGTTCACCAGCTGCCAAAACTTGATGGCTTCGTCAATCCGTGGGTCATTCATGGTCAATCCTCAATTCATCCAGCTGCCTGCGGCCTCGGCAATGGCTTTTGGTTTGCGCTTGTGCGGTTCCCGAATCATAAGCCCAATGTATCTAAAGGCATCAGCGCCGTGGCTGTAGTGGTCGTGCAGGGGGTTTCTGCTGAACTGTCCGGTGTCTGGGTCTACTTCGTAACGGTAGTGCCGCAAACAGGCTAACCCATCAGCTGCGTGTTCTCGGTCAAAGTAACAATTGGGAAATATTGTCCTGGCAGCGTTGATACTGTCCACCACAGGAACCCGCGGTAATATCTCTGTTTTGTACCCTGCCGCCCGGACAATATCGTCAATGCTGCGGCCAGATGCTGCCAGTGTCTTGTTCTCAGCGTCATGCGGTAGCCATACCTTGTCGTAGTGGTAACCATAGGTCTGCATGGTTGCCAAGTAATAGCTGATGGTCTTCTGGCTGTCCTCAATGTAGCGAATAAGCCTTGTTTCCATGCCTACGAACTGCAAGAACCATATGGCAGTGCTATCAGACCAACCAAGGTCAAAAACAGCGTGGACAGGCTTTGTAGCGTCAAATGGAACCCGGCAGATGCGTCCATCCTTTTCGGCCTGCTGCATTTCCTTGGCAAAGATGGCCCCGTCTACCGTTTGGCGGCATAGACCTTCCCAGACTTGGTTATACGATTCCTCATCCCTTTGCTTGAGCGAATCCTTTTCCAACCGTAGCGTTTCGGGAAACCAAGGGTTGTCTGACCAGTTAACCTTGATCTGGATGCAGTCATCAGGCGGCTTGACCACAAAGCGCTGGTAAGTCTCGTCTGTCTCCAACTCGGGATTAAAGCTAACCCATATCTCGCTGCCTTCTTTGCGGATGGTTGGAATCAACACGTTCCAAGACAGGCGGCTGACCGTGCTTCCCTCCTCAACCCAACAAATATCAACTCCTTCAAAACTTTTTATGTTGCTGATGTTGTTCTTCAGACCAGCGAATGCAAACTCAGTGCCGTTTGCGCCTTTTATGTTGGCCTGGGTAATCTCGTAGAAGCTGTGTAGGTTCAAAGCCTCAATCTGGTCGCATAGGAGCTTGTGTACGCTGTCTTTGATGCTGGTCTGGTACTCACGGGCGCAGAGTATGCGGATTGGCTCCTTGGCCCCTTTAATCAGCAATGCCCTAGCTATCCCCCAAGACTTAGCACCGCCCCTGCCGCCGTAACAAACCTTGTACCGACTGCGCTGGAACAGGCTTTGCAGCTTGAGAGGGAACTCTGCTTTGACTTCAGTCATTAGGCTTGACAAAGGTTACCTGGATACCTTGGAGCGCTTCACCGTCTTTGCCGGTTATCTCTTGCTTAACAGTCTCGGCCCATCGCAGCTGCGTCTTCGTCCACCAGATCAGTGCCGTGGTGTCGCCGCTGGTTGCCTTGTCAAACAGTGTCCTGGCTATCTGCCCATTTGCTTTGGCTTTGCCCAGGTCTAACTCAGTGCGGTAGTGCTTGCGGAGCGTCTTATCGTCTATCCCAACCAGAATAGCTATCTGCTCATGCGGCAAGCCTAACCCGCTGGTGTTCTCAACCAGGCGTTGCATTTCGGGGGTAACTTCATGCTCAATCATTTTATATAGGGGAAATGTGATTGCACTTGCTGCTCTTTAATTGTCGTTGACGTTTAGCTGGCTAAACTATACAATGTGGAAATGACACTATCGCCAATCGTCAACACAGACGTAAAAATTCCAGCCAAGATGCTTGAAGCGCTTACCTTGCATGAGATGCGGTGCGTTGTCACTGGCGTTGAGTCTGTTACGCAAGAGTCGGTTAAAGCATTCCTGCTTGAGCGATATGGGGCAAAGTTAGCAAACAATTTCAAACCTAAATTCTTGTTCAGTAGCCAAGCTGTCTAAGCATTTTTTCGGTGATCACGCCAGCGTACGGCTTCATTGAGATTGATCTCATATCGGCGTCACTAGGCATCCTTGGGTCAGAAATGTTCCGTGCTTTGGCGTACTCAGGCAGCATTTCAAAGATGCTGGTGTCTTTGCTTACAGTTCCAATGCCTCGGCCTGGTACGCCACTTGGGTAAGCAGGATGACCAGATTCTGTGATGATTGGCTTACCAGCATATATCTCACCGACATTCATAATGCCACCTTGACGGGCTTCTAACTGTGCTGGGTCTGATATTGCTAACCGTGCGCTTCCAATATTTAAACCGCCTTCATCACGAAATTTCTTGTCCATCTTGTCTTTGATGGCTTTACGGGTCAAATCTGGCATTTGCCTAAATTGATCAACGCTTGCGGGATTAGATACACCCGCCCAATCAGGGATGTATTGCTTTATCATTTTGTCTAATTGCTTTTTTTGCATCTTGCCCATAGACGCATCAGCATAAGCCAACATGGTTTCGCCTGTCATTTGGGCAAAATCACCACCAGTGGGAGCCATGCGATATGGCAAATACAACGGGTCTTGCCCTGTTGCAGCCTTAATTTCATCAGCGTATTTCATCAACACTTTTGCTGGTTGCTTGCCAGATGCCCAAACTTGCCCAGGGTTGTTGAACATATAGTCCTGTCCACCAAGCAACTCTACTGGCCTGTTGAACTGTACATTGTCAACTCCAACCAATTTGCCACCAGCTGCCGTGCGATCAGCCATGCTTGTAATAAATGGCCTGCCTTCAAAGTCAGCTAACGAAACTGTAGGCGCATTTACCGCACCAGGATTCAATTGAACATCCCGAGTCATGGCCTGCATCCTGGCTTGCTCATTTACCCGCGGATCGTATCTTGGATCAAAAGCACCAAACCCGCTACGGCCAGCTGGTGGTAACGCATAGCTTTCCGCACCCCTGCTCATGCCTTGCAGCATCTCAGCGCCCATACCGCCACGTTCCATGATCTGAGGTACAGCACGTTCTGCAAAGCGTTCACCGGCTCGTCCTACAGCCATAGCGCCTGTCTTGGCAGGGCCAAAGAAGGGCAACATTTGTAACGCAGTGCCCACTGGAAACCCAATCTGAGCGCCTTGCCTGACTCGGGCGGTGTTTGGGTCTAACACGCTGCCGCCCATCTCGTCTGGTGCCATGCCCATCAGCCCACCCAGACCACCATAGACCTCGGGGTATTGTTCGCGCAAGGATGGCTGTGCTGGGCGTTGCAACATTTTTGCGCCCATAACGCTGCGGTTGGGCAAAAACGTACTCAGGCGGTTGTCAGCCATGATTCTTGAAGAAATTGTTTACTTGTTTCTTTGATACTTTGCGCTGGTTGATGTTTTCCAGCATCTTAATGCCGTACTTCTTTACAGCATCTTTTTTGATGACGTACTCGCCATCTTTCAAGCCACCGTAGCCATCGTCCTTGCCTGGGCCTGGTTGGATCAAGTCTTTCAGCTTTACCTTGCCACCGTCGGAATAACCCATATTAGCAGCATCAGCAGGGCTGCCGCCACTCTCGCCAGTGCCAACGTTACCGCCAAAACCGCCACCAAAACCAACAGCAGAATCGCCAAAAGTACCCATGCCAGCAGCTGCATCGCCGTACAAGCCTGTTTGACCTGTATTAAATTGGCTTTGTAATCCTGTATCCGTTGAAACGCCAGACATACCCGGACTAACTATGCCGCCGCTGGGTAAACTGCTTTCTTTGCCAAAGTTCCTAAACCCTGAGTACGCCATTGGGCCTTGAGCAATTGATTGCTGTTCGCGTACAAAGGCAGGCTGTAAAGCGTTTTGCAACATTCCGTAGCTAGTCATTCCAAAGAGTTTCTGTCCTGCTTGAGTAATTGCCGCCATCATTGGGTTTTGCCCGTAATAAGCGGCTTTGTCCTCATTTGACATAGTATCAAACTGCGGGTTTGAACTAACGCCCTGATAACCACCACCGCCCATCTGTTGCTGTTGCTGCTGAAACAGGCGAATATCCCTGCTGGCAGGTAGCATCTGGCTAATCAGGTTTTGGCCGGGGAACATTAAACGTTGTGAATGATTGAAAAGTTGAGCACTACTGCCTCAGAGTATGAAGTAGCAGCAGTCAGGTTTCGCAGCGTAATCAAAGCAGAACCAGCAACCATGTAAGACACATAAACAACATACGCACCAGCGGCACTACCAGTGGTATTGCTTCCGACGTTCACAATCATTGTGTCCTTGGCGCTAATCGTGCTGTTGGTCAGAACAAACGAAACGGCAGTGGCTCCAGCCAAAGCTGCGTTGTTCATCGTAATCTGACCGGCACTGGTGTTTGCAGTCACGCCGGTAGACTTGCTAGTCGCTTGCGTTACGGCAGTTTGAGCCGCTGCGCTATAGCCAAATTCTTGGCTTGCGTAGCAGGTAGTAAATTCAGGGTCGGAGTAAGCAACGCCTGTAGCGACTGAGTTTGACATGATGTTTCCTTTTTAACAGTTCCAGTTTTTGAGGGATGCCTTTGCCCGTTCTGCTGGGCCTTTGGCGTTTTGCACCACCCCTTCCATTCGCGCACAAAAGCTGGCTTTGCGGCCTGCATCTGCTTTGGTCTTGGGGTTGGGGGCTGGTGGTTTTAGATTTGAGTTGTTTGCTGCGTTGTAAGCTGCACGGCCAGCCGCAGTCATACCAGCCCCTTTTTCTACGGGGTTGTAGTTCTTGCCTTTACCTGTCGTGGTGTGGGCAATAGGTTTGTCGTGCTTTGCCATTATTTCTTAGCGGTTTTGGCACTGGCCTTAAACGCCGCGGCAGTAGGTGCGCCCTTGGCGCCTGGTGACCTCATGCGCTCTGGTGTCTTGCCAGCATCTTTTTGGCGCTCAATTCGCTCTTGCTTAGCGTGAATGTTGGCATACAGCCCTGGTTTATTCGCCATCTTCATACTCCACTACTGCACAAATGTCAGCTTCTTGAATGATTTGGTAATCCTGCCCATCTTCCGTTTGAGTCGGCCAGTTGAGATAGTCGCCGTTGCCGTACTTAATAAAGTCACCAACCGCCACATCCGTCACCAGTGGGCCTACAGCCACAATAGTGCCTTCGTTGAAAAATTCCTTGTTGTCAACGTAGATCAAGTCGCTTAATAGCCTCACCTGGGGTTTGACAACAACACGGTCACGCAGAGGTTTGAACATTTTTACGCTCGTACTTTCGTTTGATTCGGGCAACAACTTGCGGTTTGATGGTGTCGGTCATTATGTCGTAAACAGGCACTTCTACAACTTTTCTGTTTTCAATTGCAGCAAATTGACCGCACCAATCAGTTCTTTGCTTGTTTTGCGTTTGTGGATATAACCGGCAGACGCCCATGATGGGCTGGTCTTGGAACATCCTGCAAGATCCACAATTCATTGGCTGCTCTTGCGTCCGTGGTCGTAGCAGCTGCCGCCGTTGGATTTGCCGCCGCTGAAGTTCATTGGCGCTGGCGCTTTGGCCTTCATCATAGGCTGGGCCATTGGCTGCATTGGTGCTTTCTCAGCTTTTGGCTCCATCTTTTCCATCTTTTCCATTTTGCTATCCATGTTTACTCCAAAAAGCGCAGTCGGTACAGAGTAGAGTTGATGAGTTCTGCAATTTCATCAACAATGTTTTGCAATTCTGTGTCTTCAGGCAATGACACTCGTGCCTCGGTTACAAACGCCTGGATGCCTTGCAGATAAGCAATTGGGTCAGTCGCGCTGTGGAATTCTTCAGGGTATTTTTTAATCTTCTCGTATTTGCCCTGAAAGTTTTCAGCAAACTTGTCAGTCAGTTCAACGATCTGCGGGTAATACTTGCCCAGCGCCTTGTGCTTGCTGTAGCTGTCAGTAGACAAATGAAGTAGATGCGTCACCGTGCTGCTGTGGAACAGCTGGGCAATGAATTCAGCAATGTCATCAATGTTTGGCATATCTGTCCAAAAAGCGGGGGCGAACCCCCAAAAGGGCAACTGCTTTGCAAATGTAGCACATTACAACGTCAATCCCTTGTTTGCTGCCCAAGCGTAGAGGAACTCAATGAACTCACTGCTCTCGCCGGTGGTGAATTTGTGGCTTTGCAGGCCAAGCTGGACAATGCGCTCCCCATCCAGACTCGGACAGACCTTGCCAATCTTGCGGTTTGTGTCGTGCGCCCACTGGTCGATAAGCAATCTTTTCCAGTCATCTGCTGTCCAGGTGCTGCCGGCCGCGGCCATTTGCTTTGCTATTTTGTCAATCATGCTGTGAAACATTGCGTTCTGTTCCACGCTCCGCTTGCTCTGCTTGATCTCAATCGTCATCCGGTGGCCTGCCATCAGCATGGATTTCAGCATCGGCCAAACAACGGTCATCATTTCTTTGTGGGCCTGGACAGGCTCCCAGCAAGTGACTTTCATTCTTTTTCCTTTATCAGTACATCCACGCCAGCAGTCTCGGCATACACCTTTGTTGTGTGAATTTCCACCACTTGCGAGTCATCGCCGTAAACAATGCTATTCATTGCATCCATAAAAGATTTCACAACATTGTCCAAGTCTGGCTTCTTGCAAGGCCATTCAGAGCCACTTAAACACGCCTCTGCTCGCTTTTTGGGGTATGACTTAGGCACTAGTAGCCTAACGTAAATAAAAGCCTCTAGCGCCGTTTTAAGCGGTTCACTGCTTCCCATTGCTTGTAGTGCGTAAAAGCGTACTTGGTCTTCGTAGCTGCTGGTCTTGGCGTCGGTGTAGGTTTGGATGAAGTTTCCTCGTCTGGCAAACCGCGGTCGTCCTTTGCCGTGCGGCTGGCCTGGCACTGTGAACATGATTTGCATCATTTCAGCGCCTACTCGCAGCTCGTTCTGCATCTTTTTCTGCGTGTTTTCCCCAATCAGTTTCAGTTTTTATTGGCCCCACAATTTTTACTTTTTGTCTTTCAGCCGCCCTTGTCAACATAAAAGCACATTCTTCATCATTAGTTGATTCGAAATCACGCTCACTAAATTTGACAGAAATTACTCCGCGCCTCCCGTCTTCATGTTCTGCTTCAGCTTTAATAATCCAATAATCCATTTTATTTTTCCTTTTGAATTTGCTTAATTCTGTCGATGATCATTAATCTCAATCCCGGAAAATCCTGATCCAGTTCTAAGAACCGTTGCAGCAGATAATCCCGTCTCCCGTCTTTCAGCGCCTGGTCGCCCCCAGCCAAGGCCATTTCCGAATAAGTCTGGATCAATGTCTCCAGTGAGTTCAAGTGCGCTTGTAATGTCGGCTTCGGTGTAGTCATGGCCTGCTCTGGTTTCGTCTAGCAGCTTATGGGCAGAAAAATAGTTCATGTTTTTGCCTTCCATTCCCCGCACCAGCCATCATCAGAAACTGCTGGTTGAGCCCATGCATAAAATTCGTGAGCCTGCAATTCGTTATCAGACATATCGCCTGGTTCAAATACAAAAACCGGGGGAACTTTTCTGCATCTTCCAACATCCTCATCCATGCCATTTTCGTGTTTATAAAATTTGCAATTTTCACAGTTTTCTTCAATCATGCTATTCCTTTTGTAGCTATAACGTCAATATCCATGCGGGTTAGAGGCATATTTCACCACTTTTCATCCGGTTGTTTGTACCAATCAGCCACAGGCTTACTCAGCGGCTGGCGATCTGCCCATTGCTTGTACGTCGATGTAGATTGATTGACAGGCTTTGCGCCCCATTGGTGATGGCTGCACTTCGGTGGCGATCCTTCCATGCGTACCGACCACAGGTTGCCGCAGCCGTTGACACTGCATAGCAGATCACTCTTGCCTTCAGGAATGTCGTCTTTTTTAAAATTAGTTAGTGCCATGATATTTTCCTTCCACGATTTTTGCAAAGTTGCTGGGTTTGAGGATCCATTCCAAATCAGCCGTAAACGCTCGTCCGTCTTTGCTGTTCACCTTGCCGACTAGGAACTTAGATTTTTGAATGTGTCCAAAGAAGTCATTGAACCAATCTAGCACCGCGCTTGCGCTGATCGGCTTGTCTTTGCCCAGCTCTGCCGCTACTTCCCTCCACCGTTGTCGCAGATAACCTTGCCTGGCAGCATTCCAGACTTCCACTCGGCGTAGTGTTGGCAGCTGCTGGTGATACAGGTCTATGACTGCTTGATGCTGACAGTCTGGCAACGCAGGGCCACCGTCAGGTGGACATATATCTGTATTCGTTGTTGATGATGGTGAAGATAAAGGTGAAGGTGAAGGTGAAGGTGATGTGCTATCCCCCAAGGATGCTTGGAGCATAGTCGGAGCATCTTTTTTGCCATATTTAGCAGCTGCACCAGCCAAACCACGCCTGCGGTTCACATCTTTGTTGTGGTTAGCCTTTGCCAACTCTTCGTCAACACGGTGGTGTGACCACTGCCCTGACTGCACTTCAAAGAATGCTTCAAGCATAGTCCGAGCATTGCTCCAAGCAGACGGAGACAGTCTTGTGATCTGCGCTAAAACGCCATCGTTGTCTGGTGGTGGCCCGTTTTTCCAATAGTCCATCAGCAGCAACAGGTAGGCGCCGTGCTGTTCTGTGGTCAAACGGGAAGTTGCGCTCAGATAGTCCGCTACATAAAGCGGCATCCAAATATCGACTTTTGAACTCATTGAGACCTCACATCGTTGGTCGTCATCACTGTTAAAGAACATCGGCAGGGAGGTGATGAGTCCCCTTTTCGTCCGCTAAGACTAGCCGTGCCCAAATTTTATCGTACAAACCACCCTGGCCGCAACAGTTTCAGCTGCCAAATCCGTGCCTCTGGGATCTCTGTCCACTGGCTGATAGCAGCATCACTGATCTCCAGCAATGCCGCCAGCTTGGCCTGGGAGCCAGCAAGAGTGATCGCCTGTTCTTTAGTCATGCCGCATTGTAAGCCAGCTTTACAGAGTTAGAGCTGTCAATACCTGACAAAAGTTAAGGGGGATTAACAAAGTAGTTGACGACATGATTTAAGCTGGCTTATGATGCAGTCAATCCCCAACGCAATTCCGCAAGGGGTCTTTTAGAAAACATCATGTCAAAAACATTAATCAGGATCGGTCATTCAGCGTACAAGGGCATTAACGCTTACCGTATGTGTTTTAGCAAAGCACAGGCAATTCGCGTCTTGCGTCATCGGGGCTTGAAGCGTGATGATGCGCGTGTTGTGGTGCAAAAAGCACTGACTCAAGGCGGCGCTTCTGCGTACTCGGGTTATGCCTGTATTGAAGTGGTCAACGAAGAGTGGGCGTTTCAGGCGGGGCATTTTTACAGCAGCTACTCTGAACTCAAGGCCAGGTGGTCTAGCGCTCCCGAGCATTAATTCTCAAAACACAACGGGGCTTCGGCCCCTGAAAGAACACCATGAAAACTCCCATCTGGACAACTGGCTACAAGCCAACCAAAGACGACTTAAAGGGTCTGTATAACCACAGCTTTGAGACTGCTGGCGGTCTTGTGCTGGACTGCTACTTAGCTTTTGAAGCAGAAGAACGTGCCACCTACGATCATCCTGGCAGTGCAGCAGCCGTTGAGTTGATCTGGGCTTTGGTTGAAGGTGTAGATATCAGCGAGGTCATCGGGGATCTGGCTGCAACCATTGAAGAAGAAGCGCTTGAGGACATGGCGGTCCAAGCTGAACATGACCAGTACGACCGTGGCCAAGAGCGCTACGAAAACCGGAGGGATGCCGAATGAATCACGCAATCAATTGGACGCTGGCAGCTTTGGCGGCACTGGTGCTGTCCACGGCATACCTGCTGGACGGCCCTAGCGACCACCAGGCTGCAATTGATGCGGCGGCTGATGCCAAGGCTACGCAAACAGAACAAAAGGCGCAGGCGAGGTTTGAGAAGGCTGCACAACAGATGTGCGGAGAGAACTCGGGGTGGACGCAGCTGGAAAACGGCAGTGTCCAATGTTTTACTAAACGGGGTCACAAGACCCAGAAAGTTCAGCTATGAGCATAGATCAGATTCTGGCAGGCGTCACTGACGTTGCCAACCGTGCATACGAAGGTTCACCGCCCGAGGACAGGCTAGCGTTTGAGGTTGGGATGCTGCATAGCAAGCTGAGGGAAATGTCGTACCTGCTGGCTAACGCCAATGAGCATATCAAAGAGTTGGAAATCGAACTTGCTTACGAAAGGAAATAAAAATGACAACCATCATGCTTCACCGAATCACAACGCTCGAATTGACCGAGACAAATGCATTGACCACCAGTTCAGGCAGTTTGTTCTGGAGGCGCAAGCTGATCGTCACTGATGACAAAGGCAACAGGACTGAGATTAACTTGTTTGCCGACAGCGTAGAGCCAATGAAAATTAAGGAGATAACTGTATGAAACAAATAGCCAGCGCTTTGGTCAAAGCACAGAAAGCCTTTGGGCCTGCTTTAAAGACCGCTACGAACCCGCATTTTAAGAGTCGGTATGCTGACCTTGCCGCTTGCGTTGAAGCGGTCATAGGCGGTTTAAACGATAACGGCATAGCACTCATCCAGCGCAACAGCTTGGACGATGCTGGCGTGACCGTGGAAACCGTGTTTGTGCATGAGTCTGGCGAAATGCTGGAATGCGGAAAGCTGCACGTACCCGCTGCCAAACACGATCCGCAAGGGTATGGATCTGCTCTGACGTATGCCAGGCGGTACAGTTTGATGGCGGCTTGCGGCATAGCACCTGAAGATGATGATGGCAACGCTGGCAGCAAACCAGCACCCAAGGTGACAGACGCCACCATCAAAGCACTACTGGCAGACATTGCTGATTGCTTTACGCATGAACAACTCAAAGAAGCCTTTTTCAAGGGAATCAAAACAGTGGGTGATGATGCCGACGCCCGTGATCAAATCACCAAGGCCAAAGATGCAAGGAAGGCAACACTATGAGCATCCTATTTCGCGCCAGCGCATTGAGCGCAATCATGACGGATGGCAAAGGCAAAGATGAATTGTCGGTTGGGGCTAAGACCTACGTTACCAAGTTGGCCAAAGAGTTCATTTACGGCTACGACGAACGGGTTAGCAGCAAGTACATGGACAAGGGCATCCAGGTTGAAGACGAATCCATTGATTTGTACAACGCCGTACATTTGACCAGCCACAGCAAAAACACCGAGCGCCGAAACAACGACTGGATTACCGGCGAGGCTGACATTGTTGCTGATGACCGAATCATTGATATCAAATCAAGCTGGTGCCTAACCACCTTCCCCGTCCTGGCTGACCAGGGCAGAGATACTGGCTACGAATGGCAGCTACGCGCTTATATGTGGCTGTGGGACAAGCCACGCGCAGACATTGCATATTGCCTGGTCAGCACTCCCGAGGCTTTGATTGGTTGGGAGAATAAAGCGCTTCACCAGGTTGACCACATCAATCGGGAATTGCGCGTGACCATCGTTCCTTATGTCCGAGACTCGGTAATGGAAGACAAGATCAAAACCAAAGTCGAAGCGGCACGGGTCTATTACGACCAGGTTATCCAAGAAATCAGCAACCAACACACTTACTAAATCATGGCAATCACAAAAGAAATCAGCTGCGTAGTCGGCACATACACAAATGCGCAGGGCGCAACCAAGAACCGCTATCAGCGAATTGGCTCAATCATCCAGACGCAGCGAGGCGAGATGTTGAAATTGGACGTTATCCCGCTGCGTGAAGGCGGTTGGGATGGCTGGGCATATCTGAATGACCCAAAGCCGAAAGAGTACCAGGGCTTGCCCAAAGATGATGACGGCGATATTGCATTTTGAGGAGAAGACAGCATGAGTGGCGGACACTTTAACTACAAGCAACACACGTTGCTGGACATGGCAGATGACATAGGTAGCGAGATACTGACCAACGACAGCAAGGAAAAAAATGAGTGGGGCAACAACATTGGCAGTCATTACAGCCCTGAAACTATTGCCGAGTTTGAGAAGGCGGTGAAGGTACTGAAGCTGGCCTATGTTTACGCACAGCGTATTGATTGGCTGCTGAGTGGTGATGACGGCGAGGATAGCTTTCACAAACGTTTACAGGCACAACTTGGAGAATTGAAATGACACAACCAGAAGCCTTGCGGTTGGCTGACTGTCTGGAAACAGAAAAAGTTGGCGCAATACTAGGCGACTCAGCCGCCGCCGAACTGCGCCGGTTGCATGCAGTGAATCAGGAACTGCTGGCGGCGTTGAAGATGGCCGAGCCTCTGCTTCAAGCAATGCTAAACAACATGGTTAGATATCTTCCGCAGTACGAAAAAATGCCAGCACTAGATCAAGTCCGTGCTGCAATAGCTAAAGGAGAAGCCAAATGAACGACGAAATCAAAGACGATGAGATCGAAGACCTCTACATGAACCCGTGGCTGGAGTACGGCATCGTAATACTCATCCTCGCCATCTCAACAGCGGCGTTTGCGTTCTTGCTGGGGTATGTGATATGAAACTACCTGTAACCGACACAATTCTTCCAGCATACGGGATACATGGCTACACCGTCGAACAGATGCTGGCGTGGGGCAAAGCCTGCGCCGAATCAGAGCGTGAGGCTTGCGCTGTAATCTGCGAGCAGGAAGAAGAACTCAGAGACCATACGCCGTTTGACGCTGCTTTAAGAATCAGAGCAAGGAGTAAATCATGAAAGAAAAAACTAAAGAAATTGCAGACTCTGTTGGCGCTGTATACCCCGTGCTCTTTATGGGGCGGCATGATGGCGTACTGTTTACAGAGACTGAGTTGGAGACGTTTGTTGCGTTAGTTGCCAAGCATGAGCGTGAGGAATGCGCGAAGTTGTGCGAAACGCCAATAGACGAAATACAGATTACAGACGATTGCGCGGAAACCGTTTATATGGGCGCAACTGAATGCGCCGACGCCATCAGAGCAAGGGGAAACACATGACAGGATTTGATTCAAAGCGCCAAGCAGCGCAGGTGCGGGTGGTGGTTGATGATGCACAAGGCTACATCGCAGACTACGAAGCGGCTCTGAAGATTGCATACGAGATCGGTTTTGAAAACGGCAAGAAAGCACAGCGCAAGCCGTTTTCTGCTGTTTCAATCCACGCTACACAGACGGCGTGGAAAATGGGCTACGAAGCTGCAAAAGCGGAGATGCAGCCAGAGCAGGAGCCATGCGTAGGAAAAGACCCTCGATGCCCTTGTCAAGATGGTCATGCGTGTCATTACAAAGACTGTGGTGGGGGTACGAAGGCACGGCCAGTAGCACAGCGCACATGGGTAGGGCTGACGGATGAGGATTGGGACAAGGTTGGGGATATGCCCGACACGTTTGACCAAGGCGTAGCGTGGGCAGCGGCAAGATTGAAAGAAAAAAATGGTTACTGAAGACGATGAATTTAGGCGCATCGAGCGCGAGATCAAATGGCGAAAAGAAAAAGCCGACGCCGACTTAATGGTTGTCTACTCATTGAGGCTGACCAAAAGCCAGCGCGTCAAGCTGCTGCAACTCGGTGGGCCAACATGGATTAGGAATCAAATTGACAGACATTCCTAACTTCGCAGCCTGGGAGCGTCAGACACTGGACAAATTCGCCCTGGACGCCTACCTACGACTACAGGCCCAGCAGGAGGCGCTTGAGCAGCTAAGGGGTGACCTCAAGGATGCAATGAGCCTGCTACGCAAACAAACGTGTGCTGCTGCGGTCAATGATTAGCGCCTGACGCCGGGGCTTGTCGCTGATGCTGATGTGCGTCCAGGCGTCATACTCGCGGATGATCTGGTCATAGGGCAAGTGCAGCAGCGCCCTCACAACGGCGTCAGGAGCCATCCCAGGCACTCGGAAGTCAGCAGCTAGTCCTAGCCTATGCTGAGAGGTATCTTTGGAGCCTACAGCGTCATTTACGGCCTTGGAGCGAAACGCTGAGTTGATCATTATTGGCTTGCCGCCCAGCGTAGTTTTGACAGTCTCTAGAAACTCAGCCAGCCGCTTGAGGTTAACCAATTCAGTAGCGTTTGGCGTATTGTCCAGCAGCCGGTGGTCGGTGTGGGTCAGTTCCGCAAGGCTAAAGTGCGGGGTCACTTGGATGCTACGCCTTGGGTCTTTTCAAACGTCCTTAGACCGCCCAGACCAAGCATACCCATCATCAACTGCCACAGGTTGTCATCCAAGCCGGGGAAGGCCAGCGCAGGCATAAAGGCAACCAGCAGAGGTCGAGCCAGATACTGATACCCCATTGCCAAGGCGCAGACCCAGCCGATTGCTGGACGCCAGCCGCTGACAAACACGCTGGGGTTGCTGGCCTCTGCTTTGTTGATCTCGGTCTGAGCAGTCATTGCCGCCAGTTCGCCTGACTGTTGCAGCTTGAGCAACTCCAACCTCGCCGCATCTTGGGCAGCAGGATCCGGAATCAGCTTGTCAATCAGCTTGCCGCCGATACCAAGGATAGCGTCAAGTCCTAACATATTTAATTTCCTAAATTAAAACTCAGATTAGCATGGCGAGGATACTGCACCACTCGCTCACCCTCTGGGCATTTGTACTTAATCGTCGCCAGCAGAGTAGCTGCACCCGGCGCAATCTTCTCTTTTTG